AAGTGGCCGTCCTTGTGCCCGACCCCACCTGTGCTGATTTCATCGCCGTCTTTCGTAAAAAGTTCTGTTGTGAATTTACATCCGACGAAGGCAACCGCACGGCAAATATAATTTTCTTGAGAGAAGCACTTGCGGCTCAGCCCACCGAAGACCTTACGAATTGCATCACGCAGGAACCAACTTTGGCTTATAAAGCTGAAAAAGACTACAAACGACTGATCCTCTCCGCTGCAGATAAAGTCGACACCGATTTGTCTGACTCCTATGACGACATGGATGATTTGGTAAAAGCGAACCCCGGGGCCTATTCCAACCCCGTCGATGGGGCATTCTACAAACAGGGGTTCTCTGGGAACTATGAAGTAATCACAAAAGTAGGAGAAGCCTCACAAGACTACAACACCGGAGAGGACCTTGAAGCCCAGACGATTAAAATCTCAGAACTCATACCTGAATTTCGACAACTTTCCTATAAAACAAAGGTTGACGGTAATGAAGTCAATTATGATTTTGGAAAACATCTCTATCTCGGAGCATACATCTCTCTCAATTCAAAAATGGTCGTTGCAGGAGAAGACAAGGAAACAGCTTCTGAATCGGCAAGCAAACAGAAAACTATACTCGCTTTTTCTTACCTGTCTGAAGAACGACCTGAAGGAACGATATCTGCTTACGATATACACAATGCCGAGCACCCACAAATTTTCTATTATGCACTCTATTACAACGGACCTTTCGGCATCTTCGAAAAGTTCTATCGTGATTACGACCTTCTCCTGCGCAATTCACTGCATGAAATGAAAGTAAAACTATTGTTATCTCAGTCACAAAAGCAAAACCTGCCAGCCTATGCAAAAGTAATGATCCGGGGCGTGGCCTTCTTTTTCAACAAACTAAAGTTCACACTCGGTGGAAAAAATGAGCCGGTTGAATCCCAACTCTACACCATAGCACTCATGCAGCCTGTAATCAATGCACCAATGGTCAATCAGCAACTGAAAGCTATGGATACACCCTATAAATGGGTGGGCCCTGAAAAGCAGACGGAAGTGAGCAGCAGCGACTACGAGAACGCTGGACTTGATAAAAACAGAACCTTCACGACGATTTATCCTCCTATCCCCTCAGCAGAATATCTCGGGAAACCCTATGGCAAGCAAATCTCGTATACTTCGCAGAAAACCCGTCATGCTTCCTTCTGGAGGCATTCTAAATGGAAATACACACGAACAGAAGTGTGGTTGGAATGTGTCCCTAAGTAAGATGACGAAACGCCATGACATCATATCGGTTAACGACATGATGTCCTTTTCTATTCTATTATATTGCACTATCTTCGCATTAAATCTTTAAAAAATGGATATTCTTCTCAAACCCGATGCGCTAAGCATGACTGGCGCGATGAACCACTTTGTCATTTCAAGTAACAACGAAATTGCATTCGTTCTCAGATATGCTGATACGAATCAGATAATCGTACAGCACACATATACCCCAAACAAGGCTAAACGCATAGAGGTTGATATGGAAAACATCATTACTCCTTTGCTTTCCTTTCAACTGCAAGACTCCACTACCCCCTATAGACAGAAAAACATCGCACGTAAATTCACAGTAGAGATTGCAGAAGACAAGTCCAGCAATATTGAATCGTGGACTTTCACGGTCCTGCGGGCAGGTATAGATAGCTTTGCCGATACAGCGACAAACTGGCTGAAGGCGAACTTCCTCACCTGGCAGCCCACCATGAAGCCTGTCACCTATTACACGCCCGAATTCCTCACTTACTATGCTGTAGAAGACTGCATCGTAAAATGCCGTGCTTACGTTGACAACAACGGCGAATATGAACCCTACGACCTCACATTGGCAAATCTCTCCAGCGCGTCCTGCTGGACCATACCTTCGCAATACGGAATCATTGCCGGGAAACTCAATAAATTACCATCTTATTATGATGTGTGGGTAGAAGACACTTCGGGCACACGCCTCACCTATATCCAGCGCTACTATGCGACCGATATACGTAGCGAACAGGAACAATGGGTGTTGTTCGAGAACTCATTAGGAGGCATTGATACATTCCGTGCATATGGTAATGCGGAGAATACGGCGAAACACACTCACAACATCGTAGAGATAGAAAACGATGCAGAAGAATATCGAGTCGATACAGCGCGTGAGTTCAAAAAGAACACAGGTTTTCTTTCTGATCAGGAACGCAAGTGGCTGCTTGACTTCTTCCCTTCACTCGGAAAGTATCTATATGTCGGAAATCATGTCCGACGCATCGTAGTCACGGAAAGCGAGGTCAGCTGGCAGGAAAAAGAACTTCCTTCGTCTTATACCTTTACTTATAAGTATGCCGATGCACGCCCTTATCTCAATCTCAAAAGAACAGAACAGGCTGAACCCCATAAACTTGATATCAAAATACCTGATATAGGCTCTTTTACCATCGCCCCACGCTTGGTTGAGCTGGAAAGGCTACCGCTGAGTGGTGGGGCACTCTTCCCGGTCCAGAGTCCTTACGCCGACAAATGGAATATAACAACGGCTGACGCGATACTCTCATGGATATCACGCGAAATAACGTCTGCTTATAAAGGTGATGGTTCCTTGGGTCATCAGCACGACAATATGTCGGTATTAAAAGCGCTCGACAGGACTGGAAATTATCTGACCTTAGATGCTCAGAAGATAAATTCAGCCCTGGCCGACATTGCAGAAATAGCTAAAACACTGCACAAAGATAGCCCAGACTGGCAGAAGATAGTCAGGACAGATAAAGACTCCGTGGTCAGGGCTGTAATATCATTCATGACCTCGGTCCTGTTTGGCAACTATGTGAAAGAGGCAAGTGGTGCAGCAATCTATCCTGATGAACAAGGTAACTGGCACTTCGAAGGCGATTACTTCCATGTGCGCAAGCAGCTGACGGCAGAAGAGGTGCAATTGATGAAGTCAACGCACATCAATGGTAAGGTTATCAATTCGCCTGGCAGCTTCACTATCTCGAAGGTAGAGAAGATTCAAGGCGGATGGAGGTGTTACTTCACGCAGCAAGACGGTGAAGGGCGTATGGTCAGCAATACGATGGGTATGGACGATTACGCCTATTGCGAAACGTTCAACCTTATCAGTACTCAAGGCACAATAGCTAATCATTACTATCATCGGCGTGTCTTCGGTCTTGGTACTGACTATGTAGATATCTGCGATAACACGAACGCTGACGATTACGCAAGTGGAAGCGATGAACCACAGGTTGGCGACGAGGTGTCGACACTGGGCAACAAGACGAACCCTGCTCGTCAGCATGCAATCATTCAGGCAGCAGCTGGGAGTGGCAGTCCGTATTACAGGATGTATGTTGGCATCAACTCTTTCTCCCTTCCGAAGCCTAAGATACAGATGAGTCCAACGGAAGGTTCCTGGTGGATGGTGACCGATGAGCACGGACACGAGCTAAGCATAGAAGAATATCTTGCGTCATTGAAATCTCAAATCAATGCTGTTGAACAACAAAGCGATAAGCAAATGGTGCTTTGGTTTGGTGATGAAAAGCCGTCACTTCGCAATGCGCCTGCATTGGAATGGCAAGATGATTTCACACGGAATGAGCATGTAAATGATATATATTACAATCGCTCTTTCGCAAAAACAGGGGGTGGACGCGCCTATGCTTTTACGAAAACTGACAGCGGTTACACATGGGAGGATATCACTGATGCAGATGTGCTCACATCGCTCGAAGCAGCCAATCGCGCGCAAGATACTGCAGATGGTAAGCGGCGCGTCTTTGTGGCACAGCCTACACTGCAACAAGAATACGATGAGGGCGACCTCTGGGTAAACGCAACTTATAAGGATGCAACTATAGAGTATAGCAACGATGTCTTGCGTGCTGTCGTGGCAAAGCGAAACGGCGAGCCTTTCAGCATCAAGCATTGGCAGCCTGTACAGCAATATACAACATTACCGATCACAGCTATTCGGCAATTGGGAAGTAAGACTATGCAGGTTATAGCTGGAAATGAGAATACACTTAATGCACTATTGAATGATATTAAAGCCAACCGCGCCACTTCTTTGCTTACAGCACAGGGAAGATTCAATGCTGTTATCTCATCGCTTAGTGGAACTTCCGATCTTTTGCATAGTGCGCTATGGGACGATGAAGGAAACCTAACAGGGTTTCGCAATGTAGGTGTTTTGCGTTCGATAGCAGGTGAAGATGGTTCGCTCACTCTCTTTTCTGACTATTATGATGCCTCAGGACTAAAAAAGAAGTCTGCAGAACTGAAGCTTACAACAAGCGAAGATGGAGGTAAATTGCTCTTTAATGCTGATCAGATTAACTTCTTAGGAAAAACTATCATTAATGATAAATTCGTCGTCGATGCAAATGGGAACGTCTCAATGGACGGTTTTACGGCCACAAACGCGAACATATCAGGAACAGTAACTGCACGCAAAGGTAACATTGGCCCTTTCTCAATTGGAAATGATGGCCTTTATACGGGTGACTATAACAAATGGTGGACGGAAGAAAAAGAAAACTTCGTCTATTTGAATTCTTCATCTTTCTTACTCGAACAACAAGTTGGCTATTTCACAGCTGGTGATATAGCGCATCTCAAAGTTGGCTTTGGACGAGGATCTGATCCAACATCTCAAGGAAATCAAGATGCCTATTGTGCTTCGGCAATGTACATCTATAGAAAAATGAATAGTGGTACCGACCTCTACCGCCCCGCAGCTAAAATTATCTCTGATAACGTTATCAATCGCAACGTTGCTCTCGAACTGCAGGGTGCACTGCGTGTCAAGGGAGGAGTCATTGAGCATGGATATTTTATGGAATACACTAAAAAAGGAGATACAAATGTCATCGACTTTAGCTTTGCAACCACGTTCTTATTAAAAAACTCGACAGGCAAAAGAATTCAATTTTTCTACCCTACAGTCTCTGATGCTCGCAAACAATTGGGAATAACTGACAATTCAGAATCCTTTTGCGTGCCTTTCACTATAATAATTGACAGAGATTCTGATCTGATATTCTTCTCCTCGACTTGCAAGGCAGCAACGCCTACTACGTCAGAAGAAGGAGGACGCATCTATGGGGTGGGCACGATTAGGGAGGATAGAATACATGTAGGAATTGGTGGTGAAAAATTATACGAATATTATCGTGAAAATAAAGAAGCTTCTAATTCTCAAATTCTCATGAGTAGTTGTGATGTCAAGCGGTTTGCACTATGCTTCAGTCCTTCGTCAGGTTACTATTGTGTACTATTGTCTAACTTTTAAAAATAAAATATGGAAACTATTAATTTTAAAGAACTTGAGATTAAAAATATTGACGGCACAACCCAAAAAGTCGATATCGCCAAAGAAATGGCAAATGTATTATATTATAGTACAAATAGTATCGCAGCCGTCAGCACAGCCTTAGATATATATAAGGTAGGACGTGCTACGCTCGATGCAGAGACTGCAATCGCTGTGAAAGAGGTGCTAAAGAAAAACTTCACAGCTATTGTTCAACTTGCCTTGAACCCTATACTTGATGAAATCATCAACGCCGATGCTGCAACACATTAAACTGAAAATAAGAGCCAGCCAGCTTGATAGTAATAAGCACTATCGATTGTCAAAAGTGAGGGTCGTTGAAGATACAACACGTACACAAACAGGCATGGCACGTGGAAAATATCTACAAGACATCGTCTGTCATGCACTCACGCTTGCACATGGCATTGAGATTAGCGGTAATGAACGCTTCACATATACTTTCCCATTTAACTTGTAGCTATATGGATAAACTCTACATAGAAAACAAAACAACTGGCAAGAAACTCACTGCCGACGAGTTTAACAAAATTCCTGATAAGATAAACGATCTCGTTGATGCTTTCAATACAGAAGAAGAACGAGTGAAAACAGTAGTAAGGAAGAATCCACCTACGCTCGGCCAACTTGCAAATGTCAATACTACAGCTGACAATCTTACTTCTGAAACCTGCGTTCTTGTGTGGGGCGGAGCACAATGGCTCCCGATGAGACTTGCCGAACTTGGTATCGGACAGGGTGGAGGTGGTGGACAGACGGAGATTCTCTATTATCTGCGTGCTGCCAATCAGTCGCCTTCGACTACACTTTCAGCCTCGAAGTCGGCAGGAGAATGCACTGTGAGGTTTATGTTTATATCTCGTACAAAAGATATCGGTCAGACAGATTACTCTGATACAGGCGAATGGGGCACCTACGAGGTGTTTGCTAAAGCTGGCGACGGAACTTTCGTCTCTAAGGCACGTGGACGTTGTCAGTCTAACACTGTAACGACTGTTGACGTGTTCAAGTTCCTCGAAAGCGGACAAAATAATATCATGGTAAAGATTACAGGTGAGGTGACTGGTCAGACCTCTCCTGCGTTAGTCTATTCTATCACGCTATCAGCGCTCTTCCTTTCCATATCAGAGTTCAACTGGTGGAAAGCATATCAAGGCGACATTGTTTTACCTTGCTACATCAGCGGTAATATCTCGAAGACCTTGCATGTGAAGATAACAGGAGACGGTTACGAGCAGATTTATGAGCGTCAATTCGGTACTGCAACCTACACATCTTCGCCTGTCGCTTACACCATACCATTCACAAATAAGACGGGGTTGTTCCATCTCTCTGCTTGGTTGTCAAATGAAGACAATACCGTTCAGACTACTCCTGTAGGCTACGACTTTATGGCTGTCGCTAACAACGATGCGGTTAAGATGGTTGTCGTTAACAATAAGGCAGAGAAATTGCTTAACTGGTATGAGAACAAAGTGCTTGAATATGCTGTCTATGACGGCAAGGCGGTAACGACACCGCTGTCTATCTTGATGAAGAAGGATAACGAGGTCCTTCAAGAGAATGTGTCAGAGAATACGCTGACGCAGACCAAGATGCAATACACCCTTTCGCTTGAGGTCGAGACAATCGATAACTCTGATTTCACTGCGTTAATCGGATTCCGTACTCACCCTTCAGACGAGGTCCGACTCCGTGATGCAATTCCTTTCCCAGTAGATAACTCGCAGGGTTACTCTGCAACAGCAGGAGCGGTATTCTATTTCAACGCAAAGAATCGCAATAATACCGATACCGACCATGCCGTGATTAAGAACCTGATAACGGCTGAACGGGTCGGGGCTGAATGGCAAGGTGTCTCTTTCTCACGCGATGGCTGGATAACCGACGAAGCTGGTGCACGCACGCTGCGCCTTACTGCTGGCTCTCGTCTGACTATCGATTACAAGCCCTTCAGCAAGGAAGCAGCGCAATCGGGAAAGACTATTGAGATAGACTATCAGGTAAACAATACGTCCGACTATGACGCGGAATGCATCTCCATTGCTATGCCTTATCAGAAGGGGTATATTGGATTGAAGGTGAAGCCATCTTCTATTATGTTCGCCACACGCAGCGAGCATAACGCTGATGTACAGGCTATGCAGATGGACGACGGTGTACGCATTCGTCTGGCACTCGTTATCTCTCCAAAGAAGTACACCTACATACTCAACGGCAACACCTATTATCTGAACCTTGTCTATCTCTATGTTGATGGCATCGAAGCCCGCAAGTTCGCTTATCTGCTTACAGATAGCATGCAGACGGTAGAGGGTGGTCAGATAGTTATAGGCTCGGATAAAGCGGACGTTGACCTCTATTCAGTACGTATTTATGATAGCGCAATGGATGCTGCCAACGTGCATCAGGACTACATCAATGCGCTCGCAACTGTAGGCGAAAAGAGTGCTGAAAAGCTGGACAATGACATATACGATACGCTCGGTACCACAGTCGACTTCGAGAAGGTACGTGGTAAAGTGAACGTCTTCACCTTCGATAAACCACTGCCTGCGTATGAATACGGAAAGTCATATCGTCCAAAGGGTACACTGGAGATATATCCAAAGGACGGCAATACCAACCTTAACCGCCTCACGATTACCAACCTTCAGCTACAGGGGCAAGGAACTTCGTCTATGCTCTATTACCTTTGGAACTGGAAAGCAAAGGTGGCTAAAGACACGACCATCGTGTATGAAGACGGACAGACGGCACAGAAGAAGTTTGAGCTATTCAAGTCGCTGCCGAAGGTGTCGAAGATTACAGCAAAGAAGAATATCGCTTCTTCAATGCAGTACCACAAGTTAGGTGGTGTCAATTCATTTACTGATTTGTGGAAGGCATGCGGACTAACCAATGAGGGCATAGAGCAGAGCAGCGAAGCCAGAGTGTCTATCTATCAGGAGACGTTCGTAGGCTTCGAGAAGCAGACAGCAGAAGACGGAACGGTTACACACAAGTTCTGCGGACTGTTCACTCTTGGACCCGACAAGGGCGATGCTGCTACTTTCGGCTACGATAAGGACCTATTCCCCAACCTGCTTTCTATTGAAGGTTCGGACAACTCGCCACGCTTGACGCTCTTTCAAGTACCTTGGGACAAAAGGCGCATCCGCTACAATGCGGAGGAGGAAGCATACCAGTATCAAGTGTCTGAACTCTCTTGGGAAAACTGTTG